GCAGCACAGTCAGACGGCCCACCCGGGCCATCTTTTCGTTGTCGGACAGGTCGGGTGTCATTCCGGCGTCCGCGGCCAACTTTTGTCGAGTGCTTCCGCCGTTTCCTTATCCAGAAACTTCCAGACGGCATCCTGCAATTCTGGTGGCCAGCCCGCGATTGCGGCAGCAGCGTTTACGGCATCGCCTCGTGCCACGCCTTTCTTGAGCAAGTCAGCACGGTCCTTGGGCGTAGGTTCTTTAGCGGTTTCTGCAGCCTTCTGCACCCCCTTGGTGGCCTCATTGCCATCATCATCTTCCGGTGCTATGCCACATGCAGCCATGAGGGAATAGCGGCGCGCATAACTGAGAGCAGATCCAAATCCCTGCGGGTCATGCTTGGCAGCAGGTACGTGCAGCACGCCACCAGACATGCATTCGCCTGACTCGTGGACAAAGACTGTCTCGACCTTCACGCCTTTGTCGTCTTCGTGCGTCTTCTGGACTAGGCCAATGCCGTTCTCGTTCAAAGAATCGATCACCGCCTCGACGCACGCAGCCAAATCCGCGTAACGGCTTTTGAAGTGTGGGTTTGTGCTTGTCTTGAGGGCAGGGGCAAAGCCCTTTTGTGCCTTCACAAAAGCCGCGTAGATTTGTTTTGTTTCCATGGATTAAAACGGTATGGGTTGGGTTGCCTCAATGAACGCCTGCCGCCGCGCTTGGCTTTGGCTGCAATTCACAAGGTAGATTGACCGCAAAAAACGGTAGTACTGCTTTTGGTTCATGTCTTGATCCTGCCTGCGTATCCTTACTGCACCCTTACCAGCACCACCAAAACAGACCGCCGAAGAACGCTCCATAGATCGCCAGCAGCAGCCACACCACATGCGCGCGCAGCTTGGGATCAACCGTAATGTCGGGCTCGTCCATGGATGCTCCTTGGTTAGCTGAACCGGCACCAGGCCAGCCAGGCGAAATACAGCAGGTAGCAGAGCGCGAAGTAAATCCAAACGTACTTAGCGCGGGGGTAGTCGTCGTTTGGACGGTCTGGCCAGAGGTAGGTTTTGGCGCGCTGGTAGGTGAGGCGCCATGTTGCTATGCGCATATTGACCTTAATCGCTTTGTTCAATGGGTCGACCTGACTCCGTGGAAAGCAAATTGCCAAAACGGTCGTACACTGCGGAAAATAGGACGGCCAATTCCCCTAAGGACTGAAGCGCATCGCCTTCTCCATCATGGTGATAACTGTGGATAGTAGAGGCAAGCTTTTGAATAACGCTTTCAATGGACGCCGTGCGAGCTATCAATTCCTCGTAATGCTCCATCGGCACCAAGGCGTATCGATCCGCAGCAATTGTCACGGTGCCGTCCGCGTTGCCTGAAATCAAGCCGTGCTCTCCTTTGCGAGCGTGCACGTAGCCATTTGTGAAAAACGATTCATAAGCCCTCAAAGCAGGCCGCTGTGCGCGATCCGCGTCTACGTAGTCGCGCATCAACCCTTCAATATTAGCCGCGACGGCCAAATCGGCCTCGCTAAAAGCCTCCACCAAAAGCCGAATTGCTTCGCCTCCCATTGGTGGATAAGGAATTCCTTTGTTTTTGTCTTGGGCGCTCATCGTGCCAACTCCAAAGCCAGCCAAACACCCCCAGCAGCGCCCGCAAGCACTCCCGCAGCGAAGTTCAGATAAGCCGGCTTGATGCGGCGGACGGTGCGTTTGTAGGCCACTATCGCTGCGCCGTATTGCGTTGGGGTGATGCACATGCGTTTGCGCAGATGGTCAATGCCATAGCCTTGGGTGAAAAGATCAGACTGCATTGAAAGCCTCCACGATGTAGTTAACGATGGCAGCAATGACAAGCATGCCGCCCACGACTTCCAGCAGGACGCGCCATACGCTGGGCGGACGGGTAGTTGGGATTGGTTTCATTCACAGCACCAGATAAGAAACAACAAAGGGAACGAAGGCCACGAGGACGCCCGCGAGAAGGAGGCGGAATTGGGTCATTTGCGTACTACGCTGTTATCCAGCAGCCACTGAAGGCGCTTGGTGATTAAGTCGTGGTCAGTTCCTTTAAAACCGATGTCCACGCAATGATCGCCACGAATATTGAAAACCATGTCGCCAAACAATAGTCGAGCAACGCCGGTCCCAAAGTCCCTGCCTGCAGCGCCTTGATATCTAGGAATGCCGCCAGTAGACAGAAAAGCACCTTGTTTTTTATAGTTTGGCCAAACAGAGCACCATCCGCCAAAACAGGCGACAGTACCGCAGTCAATATCTTTTTCGTATCCCCCTTCAATAAATGTATAAAGGTTCGGCGCCACATTATCTGGCGGCACGCTAGGCCACATCACATTCAGCGCATCAAGCAGGTTATCGCGCTGCTGCTGGGTAACTCGAATCTTGCTCATGCTTCTTCCCCTTGACGTTTGTACCGCTCAGCCCGCGGCGCACTACGCTGCAGATCCTTCGCATCCTCCAAATCCTGCTCGCTAGGAGCCCAAGCCTGCACACGCTCCAGCTTTTGGATAAGCGCGCTCTCGGCCCTGCGGTTGGTTTCCCGCAGCTGGGCCAGCAGATCACGTAGCCGCTCGGGGCTCTCGTCCTCGGGCTTGTCGAAGATTTCCAGCCTCATGGTTGCTTGACCCACCTTCACCATGCCCGACGACGGGACGTTGGTCAGGATCAGGTAGTCCAGGTGCTTGCCTGCTTGGATGGAGGGCAGATCGAGGGCGATGTTGGAGTCGTTGAGGTAAATGCCGCGCTCGTGTGTGTATTGGTTCATGCTGCGGTTCCTTCAAAGCTAGTGTTGGCAAAACGGGCGGCTTCACCTTCTTTAAAAGCTTTCCAATAAGGAGAGCCCTCATCGCAACCCCGCATCTTGCCGCCCTCAAATCCGGCAGTCCAAGCAGCCTCCAAAACAGTTTTGCCGTAGTAAGGGTTGGCTTCTTTGATGCTTGCGTCGTAGTTCATTTGCTGCTTTCGGTTGGTGTGAATGAACTATGCCACGTGCGGCACGGCAACGCAACAGGCATGAGAAATAAATTTCGTTTGACCGGATGACGCCAGCGGCACACAATGGCGCATGGACATAAATCAGATCAGAGGTTTGGCGTTGCGCCTGAATGCAACGCAAGCAGCGAAAGAGGCCGGCATCCCCCTGCGGACGTTCATGCGCTTCCGTGCGGGGGCATGGCCAACAGAACAGACGCTATACAAGCTCAATCAATGGGTGTTTGAGCGCGTCTCGAATCAACCAACGCGCCATGAGCGCAAGAAGGTGAAGACATGAGATACGTATACCGAGCCGTTCAAGAAGGCAACGACGATTTCTTTGGGGACTGGCGCATTCAGAAGCGCTGGCGCTGGTCACCTTTCTGGTGCTTTACAGGAAAAGTCATGTCGTCCCCAGCTGCTCAGCTGTGGTGCGCGCATATGAACACTCTCCAGGAAAAGGTGAAGACATGAACGAAGTAGACATTCGCCAAGCTGCGGCAGACCTGAAGGCTTACGCTTTTGCCATGCGGAAAAACATGCCGACAGCCATCAATGCTATTGAACAGCGTTGGGATATGTGGGGCGCTGCCCCGCAGCAAGTGGCCGAGTTCTTAGGTTTGATTGCCGCGGGCGCGACACGCTCAGAAGCACTGGAAGCTGTCTACTCGTGACCTGGCACAAGACCCGCCGCCAGCCCTACACAGACCAAGGCATAAGCCGCCTGTCCTGCATCCGTTGCGGGGCTCCTGCGGCCTTCCAGTGGCAGATATGCGCTGACGGCAACAACTATCGACCGATCTGTCTGGATTGTGACATTGCCCTCAACCGGCTTGTGCTGGATTGGATGCGGCACCCAGATGCCAAGGGTTTGGCAGATCGCTATGAAACTGAGAAACGGAAGGATGAATGATGGACCCTAAATCTTTGCCAAAACTATCCGGTCGCGGCATGCGGCCATACCGAGATTTGCAAAATCTACACGATGACATTGTGGAGATGGTTTATTCCAGAGCCGATCAGGTCAGCTTAGCTGAGACGTTGGGCGTCTTAGAATTGGTCAAGCGAACCCTGATGGAAGCGCAATGAGGCTTGCACGCCAGCCTGCAACGGAGTAAAGTCACACCAAGAACCCGGCTAGGTGCGAAGTCATGAGCGCACCGAAAAGCATTTCGCTTCTGCCTGCCGGCAGTTCCTTCAAACGAAGCGTGCGAGAAGCGAGAAACCCCTAATGAATCATCCCTGGCTGCGGCTATGGACGGATATGCCTAACGATCCGAAATGGCGCACTATTGCGCGCGTTTCTGGTCAGTCAATTGGCAACGTCATGGCCGTCTATCTTCATGTACTTGTTGACGCATCGAACGCAACCGAACGCGGGCGAACGCAACCGAACAGCGAGGACATAGCAACTGCACTCGATGTGAACACCGAGTGCGTTCAGTCCATCCTAGAAGCCATGCAGGGACGCGTCATGGATGGAGAAATCGTCTGTGGTTGGGCTAAACGTCAACCCGCACGAGAAGATGGCTCCGCCGAGCGAGCGAGGGCATGGCGAGAAGCTCAAAAACAATCAAAACCTGCAGAGCGAACGCAACCGAACGCGGGCGAACGCAACCGAACGCTAGAGAAGAGTAGAGAAGAGGAGATAAGAGAAGAGAAGAAAGAACCTAAAGGTTCTAAAGCTCCTTTCGTCGCTCCTGAATGGATTCCCGCCGATGCTTGGCGAGATTTCGTCGTGATGAGGAAGGCCATCAGGGGGGTTCCGTTTACCGATGCAGCTGCGGCGGGGGTTGTTAGAGAGCTTCGCAAGTTTTGTGATGAAGGCTTTGACGCAACCGAGCTTTTGCAGAACGCAGTCATGAACAGTTGGCGGACGGTTTACCGACCCAAGCACGACGCCCGACCATTGCATGGCGGAGCGGTTAACAAGCAAGAAGCCTTAGAAGAGCGGAACCGCGCCGGATCCAGCGCATGGGCAGCAAAGATGAGGGAGCAAGCAAATGCAAACTGACGATCTAGACCGATTTGAGCGGCTCTTTGCCGATGTGATGGCGTATTACCGTCAGGACCGTTCCGACTTCACGCAGGGCCTGTTCTGGAGCGCACTTGCGCCCTTCTCGTTTGAGGAGGTGAGCAAGGCGTTTGAGAGGCATGCCAAGGATCCAGATCAAGGCCGCTTCCCTCCCAAGGTCGCCGACCTCGCCCGCATTCTTGAAGGCACGACAACGGATAAAGCCGCGTTAGCGTGGGGTAAGACTTTCGGTGCCATGTCGTCTGTTGGGGCCTATACCGATGTTGTGTTTGATGATCCTGCGATCCATGCGGCTGTGCAGGACTGCGGCGGCTGGCCGACCATGTGCCGGATCGAGACGGATGAGTTAAGCCATCTCCAGCGTCGGTTTCAGAACGCCTACAAAGCCTATGCAGAGAAGGGCGCCTTTGACTATCCGCGGCGTCTTGCGGGTGATAGGTCGCCGGATAGTGAGTACGAAAAGATTGGCATGAAACCGCCTAAGCCTGCCGTGGTTGGTGATGTGGAACTGGCCCGGCTGGTTTATCGCGGCGGCGGTGCTAACGGCGTGAAGGTTTCTTTAGTTTCGCTGAGTGACATGGTCAGCAACCGTTTGTCAGCCAACAGTCAGGTGAGCCATGAACAATGACGTTCGCTCTCAGTTGGCGTCTATGAGGAGAAAAGCATGAGATGCAAGGTTGGAGATATCGCTTTTATTGTTCGGGCCGACAATGATCCTCAGCATTTGCACAAGATCGTCACCTGCATTCATTGGGAGAACGATCGTTGGGGCGGCGCGTGGAATACCTACCCAAGGTTGAAAGATTCGGAGGGTCGAATCATCGGATGGCATGACGACGACCTCCAGCCCATCCGCGATCAACCCGGAGCAGACGAAACTTTGCAATGGGCGCCAGTACCCGCAACAACGAAGCGACTGACCGAAGAAGAATCCAAGACCGCTGAGGCTGCTTGGAGCAAGGCATGAACGACGAAGAAGCCGAAGCAAACCGCATCCTTGACCTCTGGAAAGCCGGCGCCGACGAATCCGAAGGCATTACGCAGCAGCTGGTCGAATGGAGCTTGCGCGTGACGGGCGATGCAATTGGGGCGAAGCTTTGAAGCGCTCTCAATCTGCGGCCACCTACCAATCCGCGCACGAGTTCATGACTGCACTGGCGAAGGATGCGAAGAAGTGGTTTGCCATGGGCGGCGGCCCGCTTGTTTTTGGTGTGAAGCCGCTGACCCGCACTGAGCAGGAAAACCGCCTTCTTCATTCGCTGATCGGGCAGATCGCCAAGCAAAAGGAGTGGGCTGGGCAGAAGCGCACTACAGAAGTGTGGAAGAGATTACTTGTAAGTGCGTGGTCACGCGCAACAGGTCAGGGTGTCGAGATTCTCCCCGCGCTTGATGGATTCGGGGTGGACTTGGTGCCGGTGCGAACGTCGAAGCTGACGGTGCGCGAGTGTGCTGAGCTGATTGAGTTTATTCAATGCTGGAGCGCGGTCGAAGGAATTGTGTTTGAGGCAATTGAGGAGCAGCGTTGAACCGCACTCCCGCCCGTTGCCCGCAATGTCGAGCCCGCTTCGCCCCCGAAGAGCGCGGTCTACGCATCCACCCTGACTGCGTAGATGCCTGGTACACAGCACACAGGGAGAAGCAAGACAAGAAGGCCGAGGCCAAGCGCAAGAAGGACGCGGCTGCGGAAAAGCGGGTGACGCGCGAGAAGCTTGAGAAGCTAAAGACGCTCAGCCAGCACAAGGCAGATGCACAGCGCGCTTTGAATGCTTGGATCGTCCATGTCCGTGACGCTGGTTTGCCATGCATATCCTGCGGCGCTCCAGCGAAAGAAGGCGATCAGGCCGGGCACTATCGCTCCCGTGGTTCGGCGCCTCATTTGGCGCTTGAGCCGTTCAACATTGCGCGCCAATGCACCAGATGCAATTTGCATTTGCACGGCAACGCCATCGGCATGCGTGCGGGGATGATGGCGCGCTGGGCCCCCGGCTTTGACGTGGCGGATCTTGAGGCAGACAACACGCCTCGCAAATACACGGCCTCTCAGTTGCAAGAAATCGCGGCCCGGTATCGAAAGTTGGTCAGGGAGGCCTTGCGAAGTTGAATGATCTGCTGTAGTATTACTGCATGTACAGTCAACACTACACCCCGGAAATTTTGGCGGAAAAGCTAAGCTATGACGCAGAAACTGGAGAACTTACATGGAAAAAATGTAGGGATAGCCAAAAAATTGGAAAAAAGGCATGCAGTTTAGATGTTTGCGGATATGTGCAAATAAATATTTCTGGAAAAGTACTTAAAGGACATAGGGTTGCGTGGGCGTTATTTCATGGCGAATGGCCAGATGGTCAGATAGACCATATTAATGGAAATAGATCAGACAATAGAATTGTCAATCTGCGCGTAGTTGACAATAAGACAAATTGTCAGAACCAGAGAAATGGCGTAAGAAAAAATGCGACTGGATATATAGGTGTACATTTTTATAATAGAGCCAGCATTAATAAATACAGGGCAAAGATTTGGGTAGATGGGAAGCAAATTTACTTAGGCGGGTTTGAAACGCCGAAGCTTGCGCATGAGGCCTATGTTCAGGCCAAGAGAAAATATCACCCGGGATGTGCAATCTAGTCAGGCTCGTGTCAGGAACACCCTGCACCATAGAGCCACACAACGCAGATGAACTGCAGAAGGATGCGGAATGGAAGTTTTCATTAAGGTCAGCGGTAGTTATGTTGATGCAAACGGAAATCGTGTAGATATTAATAGTTGGAGTGACCGAAATGAATGGCCTTTTGTTAGTACGGAAGGCCACTGCTATAACTATAAGGGCTACAGATACAATAGAAACGGGCCTGATCTAGTTGCGGAATGGGAAGAAATAGAACCCAAGGAAAACGAAGAAGGGCCTGACAAAATAACAGAAATGTTAGAAGAACGTGGGGAGCGGTACGGAAAATTTAAGGACCACGCCCGGGTTTCGCAGTCGCTGAAAGACGCCATGGAACAGGAGATGGGCTGGATTCGACTGGATTTCGATCAGCGAGAAGCTCTTGGGATGATCCAGCACAAGATCGCACGCATTCTGAATGGCGACCCCAACTACGCCGACTCATGGGTGGACATTGCAGGCTACGCAAAGCTGGTAGCCGACCGCCTCAATGGAGTGGAGCGGTGATTTCCAGACGAGAAGAAATCATGGCGCGCATCAAGTCGTCGCCAGTGACCTATGCAGAGCTTGCCAAAGGCATCCCAAAGCGCCGCAAAGCACCCTTGCGCGCGTTGATGGATGCCTTGCTAGACGAAGGCGTCATCAAGATAGCCCAGCGCCACCGCAGGCCGCATTTCGTACTGCCTGACTACGAACCTGAACCGGCTTATCTGCTGGACATGATCCGGATGCGGTCCACGGTAGATGACGGCGGATGTCTGATCTGGGGTGGTTACATTGACCCCATCCGCGGGCCTTCTGTCAGGGCTGGTGAAGAAAACCCCACCAGCGTGCGGCGCATGGGCTGGGTGGCCTCTAAGCGTGGCCGTTTGGGCTACAGCGACACCATCGTTATGAAATGCGGGGTGGATGCTTGCGTCGAGGTGAAGCACATGAAAAAGGCGGGTCGGGGCGATTCAACCCGCAACAAGTCTCTTACGCTGCTGCACCGCAAGAAGATCGCCGAGTCACGCAGGAAGGGTGGCGCATTGACTCCGGAGCGTGTCCGCGAGATCCGCGAGAACAACGAGGTAGCTCGCATTGCTGCCGAGAAGGCCGGGGTTAGCAAGGGGACAATTGTGGACATCCGCTCTGGCCGCAGTTGGAAGGAATACGGCGGGATGAGTGGGTTGTTTACCGATCTGATTAACAGGCGGGCAGCATGAGCCGTTACAAGCCTTTGGGCCTGCTTCCCAACACCCGAGGATACCGGTTCATCGGTCTCACGCATGATGGCAAGGAAGTCGCCTGCATGGTTTCCAAGGCGCTTGACGGTACGCACTATGTCTCGTCTAGCGTGGGTTATTCCGAACTTAGGTCGTGGAGGCCAGCATGAGCGAAGTGACTTTGGTTGTTGCCAGTTGCCTGTGGGGCGTATTGCTTGGCGTCCTGGTGACACTGGCATGCCTAGGGGTGCGACGGTGAGTGCGCAAATGCTTTGGGGCGTGGGCTGCTATGTCTTGGGCTTTGTGCTGGGTGCTTTGACCTACCGCGCTTGGATCAGTGACGCCAAGGAACTGCCATGACCCAGCACAACCACCCACCCAAGCCTCCGCCACCAGCTTACGAAAGCGACCTTCTCCGCAGGTTGGTAGAGTATGCAAAGAGCGTGACCAAGCAACAGGAATTGGAGGCGAGCGATGAGTGACCGAATCTTTTCTGCTATCTATGCGTACAAAGGCCGAGTGTTTGAAATCAACTTCCCGGCCGACGATCCCGACGACGCTGAGGCTAGGCTTGAGCAAATGAAGCTGACCCTCGATCCGGGTCCGTATGGGATAGCGGAAGTCATTGAAACAGGCGAACTGTAGTCAGCTTCCAGTAAGCATCACACTCCACACTAGAGACTTCCTAAACGGGCCGCTGCCCACCAACCGAGAAAACAGCATGAACCGAAAGTACCAAAAGGGCTTCACCATCTTTGAGCTTCTGATGGTTGTCCTGATCTTGGCTGGAGTGGGCGGATGGATCGCCAACGTCTACAAGATGTGTAAGCTGCTGGGCGATGACGTGACGACTTGGTTCCTGATGCGCCTTGCTGGCATCTTCATTCCGCCTCTTGGCGCAGTACTGGGGTTCTTTTGATGAAACACTACAACGTCCTCAAAATCGTCTACACCAAGCAGATTGACCGTCATCGCGGCGAGTTCTTTGATGTATCTTGGGAGGTCATCGGAACTGCTGACAGCATGGAAGAGGCCAAGAGCCTGCATCCGTGCCCTGTGCTGGAGAAGCGAGCATGACTCATCTACGCTATGACATGCAGGGTGCAAGTGAGGCAGGGATTCACAAGCATCCTCAAGAGGACATGAAGGATCGCTGCATCAGCTATTCGGATGCGACGCCTCAATCCATTTCGAACGAATGGTGGTTCTGGAATTGCGAGGTGCTGCCGGACGATTTGCCCAGCTACATTGAGCAGCTTTGCTATTACGGTACCGGGAGGCCGATGGACCCGCGCGATCAGGTGGGCTTTGGGCTCTCGACTGAAATGGCAAAGGAAATCTATGAGCGTTCGCTTGTGCTGGAGCGGCGGGCATGATCTTTTCTATCGGCATCGTGCTAGCCGTGTTGGGCGCAGTTGTCTACCAATGCAGTCTCGTCCTGTTAGACAAAGAGAAAGCTTTGCGCGAGTTCTTAGGCGGCAAGACGCCAACAAGTCTCGGCGTCGGCGCGGGGCGATTGTTAATTGCCTTTGGATGTATTGCAATTATGTACTCAGTGTGCTCGCTGGCCTGGAATTGGTTGCCATGAAAAAGATCATTGGCTTAATGACAGACGAGGCCGCACAAAAAGCGGTGAGACAGATCAAGGCCAGGATCAAAAACAGGCAAGAATTTGAGAAATTCATTGCCAGCGTAGAAGGGATGGATAGCCCAAAGTGCCCATGCCACTACTGCGCATCGGAGCAGACAAGACCGGAGGGTGCATGATGAAGCAAACCGTCAATGTTCATGGCCATCAGTATTTTGCAGTAGGCAAGCTAGAGTCTGTGGGCTTCAATCCAGACGGGCCCGTTGCCTTGGTTTGGCTGGGGAGCAAACTAAATTCCTTTCAGCTTCATGGAAGTAAAACATCAGGCGCAACGTTTTGGATCGAAGAAACTGAGCCTCTAGATGGGTTGATTGCTCTGCCAGTAGTGGACTGCATGAAGGATGAGAAATGAAGCCAATCAACGAGATAGTGATTTCATCGTTCATTGGTTGCGCCATTGGGTCGATGTTGTTACTGGCTTTTCTCTATGCGACGAGCGTCCACAGCTGGAGTCGTGTGGCGGCGGTGCTTATGGGCGGTATGATGGCTTTCCTGGGGCAGGTTGCTTATGAGTTGTGGCGTATGAGGAATAAGCGGTAAACTTGAGGCTTCCAAACCACTGATCTTTCTCGCAAATGATTTGAGTCCCCCTAAGGGGCCGCACGGGTTGATCGCCGTGTGACAGTAAGCATGACGGCTCGCAGTTGTGTCAACGTTCCGGGTTCGCCGTCCTATCCCGGAAGCTGGACGATGCGTAACCAGCACTATCAAGTAAGCGGCAGCACGGAAAGCAGACGTGCGGGCCTAGATGGTGCCTTCGATGCGTGGGCGCCTTAGGGTCTTGTCAATAGCTCCAGTAGCGCGGAGCCCGCTTTCTTGATGGTCTCTAGCGTGGTCTGGCGCGATGGTGACTTAACCCGTTCGACTCGGGCAATCAGCAGGCCGACTCACCCCCGTAAGGGGTGGCTATCACGCATGCGGATTGGGCGACTCGTCATCGCTTGCCTTTCTGTCGGATGACCACCGGCGGAGATCGCTACCTTAGTTGGGCAGTCCGCACCCGTGATGGCTAGAACTGAATTTGTAAGGGGTACCGACCAAAGAACCTTTCAGCAGGGCGTCGGTTAAATCGCACGTAGCAGCCCGCCATCAACCATTTATCAACAGCCCTTGCGAGGGCCGAAAGGAAGAAGATGGAAAAGACAGAGTACCGCGTGCGCGAAGTGACGCGTTGGGTTGTGACGAAGTACAGCGGCGAGGTGCACAACAGTGGTGGCCTGTGCCTCGGCAAGACCGAAACCTTGGGCGAGTTTGACAACAAAGGCTTTGCTGATGAGGTGGCTCGCAAGATGCGTCTAGCCGACTATGTAAGCGGCTGCATGATGGATGAGGGCGAGAAAACGCCTAAACCACCTAAGACTCTTGATGAGCAGATGAAAGAAAGCGTACTGATGCAAGGAGCCGGCAAGCCAGGAATCTTTGCATCTCTCAAGCAGACTTGATTTCGCAGTGTTGCCCGCTTCCCATTCGGCGTGTAACATTAGGGCTGGCGTATAGTGCGTCAGCCCATTTTCTTTCCTGACTTCAAGGCCGTGGCTCTGTTCCGGCGTAAGGATGGAGAGGAAGAGGCAAACCGGCCAGACGGCATCTGGATCCCGAGCAGGAGTCAAAGCATTTGAGCGAAAAAAAAACGGCAGGAATCGGCAAAGGAACGCCGGGGCCTGGCCGAAAGGCTGGCGTGCCCAACAAGAGCACCGTTGAATTTCGGGAGACCATCACGCGACTCCTTGAAGAGAACGCATGCAATGTTGGTCGCTGGCTCACGCTGGTGGCCGAGGGCGACGGCTCCGAGAAGGGTCAGCCCGATCCCGGTCGAGCCCTGGACCTAATGGCAAAGCTGGCTGAATTCGCCGCGCCTAAGCTGGCTCGCACTGAGCATGTGGGAGATGGCGGTGGCCCTGTGCGGATCATCGCTGGGCCAATGGACGAACGTCTATGACCATTTCTGAACTTAGATCAGAGTTGGATAAGTTGATCGAGCAGGGTCACGGCGATGCGTTAGTCTTGACTGATATTACGGGTTTAGATGAATCAGAGCCGAATCTAGGATTTAATGAGCTAATGCATACGCTCTATATTGAATGACGGCAACGCTAACCGCTAAACAGCTTGAGGCTCAAGCGTATTGCGCAGGTGACGCAACAAACGTGATGCTTTTTGGCGGCTCGCGCTCTGGCAAAACCTTCCTTCACGTCCGCAACGTCATCATGCGGGCTCTCAAGGCCCCTAACAGCCGTCACGGCATCTTCCGCTTTCGAGCAAACCATCTGAAGGCGTCGATCTTTCTGGACACATTCCCGAAGTGCATGCGCATCATGTTTCCTGGCGTGCAGTGGACGCCACACTCTCAGGACATGTACGTCAGCCTGGGCGATGGGTCGGAGATATGGTTTGCCGGCTTGGATGACAAAGAGCGCACTGAGCGGATTCTCGGCATGGAGTTCGCCACTCTCTATTTCAACGAATGCAGCCAGATCCCGTATTCGTCCATTGCCACAGCCATGACCCGTCTGGCTCAACGCGCAGAGGTGCAGATGGAGAACCGGGCGCCGTCAATCCTCAAGACTCGCGCTTGGTTTGATTGCAACCCGCCCAGCCAATCGCATTGGACGTATCAGCTGTTCAAAATGAAGCGGGATCCGACTACGAAAAAGTCGGTCATCAATCCTGACGATTACGTCAGTTTTCAAATGAACCCGCGGGACAATATTGAGAACCTGTCTCCGGAATACCTCAAGACGCTTGAAACGCTGCCAGCCAGCATGCGCAAACGATTTCTTGAAGGCAACTTCGCAGACGCCAATCCGAACGCGCTATTTCCTGAGGAATTCATTGATAAGTGGCGAGTGATTGATGGGGTTGTGCCCGAGTTGGTCCGCGTGGTGGTGGCGGTTGATCCATCTGGCGCAGATGATGAGGACAACGCAGATAACGATGCGATTGGCATAGTCGTGGTGGGTATTGGCACCGATGGAAATGCTTACGTTCTTGAGGACTGCACCATAAAAGCGGGGCCGGCGACATGGGGTCAAGTGGCCACTAGTGCGTTTGACAGGCACGAGGCCGACACGGTGGTGGGCGAGACCAATTACGGCGGCGCAATGGTGCAGCAAACTATTCAGGTAGCTAGGCCGCGCACACCATTTAAGAAAGTAACCGCAAGTCGTGGTAAAGTTGTGCGTGCCGAACCATTTAGTGCGCTATATGTGGCAGGCAAAGTGCGGCATGTCGGTCGATTTAACGAGCTAGAGGAAGAATTGGCAGGCTTCTCAACCCACGGATTCACCGGAAACGGCAGCCCAAACCGCGCTGATGCATTGGTTTGGGCTTTGGCTGAGCTATTTCCTGCGCTCACTCGTAAGGCCAAGGACGAAAAGGTGGTTGCCCCGCGCGTTGCTGCCTATTCGCACGCTCACGGATGGATGGCATGAGTAAGTCCATCGTATCGGCTGCCAAAGAGCGATTTGCCTATGCCAAGTCCACTGTTGGCAAGCTTCGTCAGCAGGCTATCGAGGACACCCGCTTTGCTTTAGGTGATTCTGACAACAACTGGCAGTACCCAGATGAAATCGTAGATGCGCGCAGCAAGAGCCAAAAGCCGTGCCTCACGATCAACATCACCGCCCAGCATTTGAACCAGGTCGAGAACCAGATTCGGCAAAACCGGCCTAGCGCTCGTGTTGTGCCTATCGATGGTGGCGCAGACGTCAAGACCGCCGAGATCCTTGGTGGCATGCTGCGTTCGATTCAGAGCTACAGCAACGCTGACACGGCGCACGACATTGGGGCCAAGCACGCTCTCTACGGTGGCGAAGGCTTCTGGCGCGTCCTGACGGATTACGAGACCGCCACATCGTTCGATCAGGTGGTTGCGATTAAGCCGCTGGTGAATCCGCAGTTGGTCTACGTGGACCCTGATGCTATTGAGCCCGACCGCTCGGATGCGAAGTGGGGCATTATCTTTGAGGATGTGCCGCAGGACGACCGCGACGAGGACGAGAAAGAGCGCTCGCTTGAGTGGGGCGAGGATGACGGCGGCTGGTGCAATAAGGAAACTTTCCGGCGTGCGGAGTACTTCTGGCGCGAGGACCGCGACGACACGCTGTATTTGCTGCATGACGGAACGACTGCACTCAAGTCCAAGCTAATCAAGGGAAAAGCCAAGATCGTCGTTAAAGAGAAGATCGGCACTATCCAGCTTGACGATCAAATCATGCTGGTGATTGATGAGCGTCCGACAACACGCCAGCAGTGGAAGTGGGCCAAAATCGTCGGTGGCGATACGGATGCGACGGATGTTAAGGATTGGCCCGGCGCGTATCTGCCAATCATCACCGTGGTTGGCAACGAAACCAACGTCAACGGCGAGATTGTCCGCAAGGGTTTGGTGCGGGATCTGAAGGACTCGGCGCGCATGGTGAACTACAGTTACTCGGCTGCTGTTGAGACTGTCGCGCTGCAGACTAAGACGCCTTGGCTAACTGCCGCGGAGGCTGTTGAGGACCATGACGAGTGGGACCGAGCCAATGTAGACAACGCATCCCGCCTGAACTGGAATGCGTTTGACGATCAAGGCAATCCGCTGCCAAAGCCCGAGCGCATTGCTCCCGCTGCAATGGCTACCGCGCAGGTTCAGATGCTGTCCTTGTCCGTTGAGCAGATGCGTGCGGCTTCCGGTCAGCAGAACGCGAACTTCGGCATTCGCTCCGAGGCGCAGTCGGGTGTTGGCATCCAACGTCTCAAGGCGCAGGGTGAGATCGCCACATTCCATTTCCCGGACAACCTGGCACGCGCGCTCAAGTACGAAGCCAAGGTTGTGTTGGACCTGATCCCAAAGGTTTACGACAGCAAGCGCATCATTCGCATCCTTGGGTTGGATGGCAAGGAATCCGCGGTGATGGCCGATCCTGACCACGAAGGCGGCGCACAGAAGGCCGGCCCGGATACCGAAGTCGAGCAGATATTCAACCCGCTTGTCGGCCGCTACGACGTTGCCATCGACACCGGCCCGAGCTATCAGACCCAGCGCCAAGAAGCAGCAGCGGCCATGACCGAGCTTTCTTCGCGTGCACCTGTGCTGATGCAGGTTGCACCCGATTTGGTTGTCGGTGCATTCGACTTCCCGAACAAAGAGCAGTTGGCGCAGCGCCTGCGCCGCACCGTTCCCGCTCAGTTGTTGGGCGATGAGGACGAGATGCAGGCCAAGCTACAGCAGCAGGTCGAGCAGCAGGCCCAGCAGCTGCAGCAGATGCAGGAAGTGGGCCAAGGCTTGATGCAGGAGCATGAGCAAGCCAAGCAGGAGCTAGAGCAACTCAAGCGCGAGAAAGCTGCAGGCTTCTACAAAGAGGAGGCCGAGAACATGCGGGCCGAGCAAGAGAACGGCATCGAGCAATACAAGGCCGAGACCGCACGCATTGCGGCCCTCGCACCTGTTGCCCCTGCGCTTGACCCCGTGGCGCTGCAAGCCCTTGTGCGTGACACGATTATGCAGATGCTGCAAGAGCCCGCACCACCGAACATGATTCCGCCAGAAATGGCCGGCGCAGCGCCGTTAGCTGATCCAGGCTTACCGCCTGTTCCCCAAGAAGGAATGCCAGTATGAACACGGACCAAAATCCGGGGCAGGAAACGCCTGTCGTTAACGACGAAGCCAATGCAGACGCCGCGCTGCAAACCAATGCGGAACCCAACTCGGAGGCCACTGAGGGCGCCGAGAAGGTAGAAGAACCTCAGGTCGAGAAAACGTACACGAAGCAAGAGCTTCAAGACCATCTCGAAAGAGCAACCGCAAAGGCAGCCGCCAAAGCGGAGCGACGAGCATTTCGTGAGGCGACGGAACGTCTCTCGCAATATCAGCAGCCAGCCCAAGAGCGCCGCGACGAACCCCCTGCCCGCCGTGAAGGCGAGTCGGAGATTTCGTATGTGGATCGCTTCACGGATTGGAAGCTCGATCAGCGCGAGCAGAAGTCCCAGCAGTCTAAGTATCAGGAGCAAGGCCGAGAACTGGCGAGCAAGACCGAACGAATCTACGCCGACGCGGAAAAGATTCCCGGATTTGACCGCGAGGACTTCGACTCGCTTCCGCTGACGCCAGCAATGGCATCAGCCCTGACCGACTCGGATGTCGCACCGAAACTGATGGCGTACATGACATCCAACCCAGATGAAGTGGCGCGCATTGCAAGGCTCTCTCCCGCACGTCAAGCGGCCGAGTTGGGCAAATGGGAGGACAGACTGTCCACCAAAAAGCCCAGCGCAGCACCGCCGCCCATCACTCCGATTGGCAGCAAAGGCAAGTCATTGGCCGATCCGAACAACATGAGCTTCTCAGAATATGAGCGGTGGCGTGCTTCGGAAGCCGGTCGTTAAACTACAGGAATCCACATGGCAAACGTTCTCCCAACCACCAGCATCGTAGCGAAAGAAGCGCTGCGGGTGCTGAAAAACAACCTCTCCTTCTCGCGCAACGTCAACCGCGACTATCAGGACGAGTTCAAGAACGGCGATTATTCGTCCGGTCAAACCATCAACATCAAGCGTCCGCCCAAGTACGAATATCGTGCTGGCCGCGTTGCTGTGCCGCAAGACACCGTGAAGACCACGATCCCGCTGACCCTGTCGCAAGGCGGTACGGATCTGCAGTTCACGATGCTGGAGCGCACGCTGTCCATCTCCCGCCTGGGCGATGTGATCCAGTCGGCAATGTCTGTCGTGACCAACCAGATCGACCTGCAAGGGCTGCAAGTGGCCCGTCTGAGCGTCGGCAACACCGTCGGCACTGTCGGCACCTACCCCGCCTCGCAAGCGGCTGCAATCCAGCTGCTGACCCAAGCCCAACAGAAGCTGTCCGAGAACTCGGCTCCTTACGACGGCTTCCGCTCGGCTGTGCTGTCGCCTGCGATGAATGCCGCTCTGGTGCAGGGCACTGCGGGCCTGTTCAACAGCAATGCCAGCATCGGCAAGCAGAACGAGACCGGCCGCTTCGTGCGTGGCTTCGGCCTGAACCTGGCTGAGGATCAGAACATCCCTGTGCATGTGAACGGCACCGCGGCATCTTTCACTGTCAACGGTGCAGGCCAAACCGGCAGCACCCTGATCGTGAACGCTGTTTCCGGCACCATCCGCCAAGGCTCTGTCGTGACCTTCACCGGCGTGAATGCCGTGAACCCGGTCAGCCGCCAAGACACCCGCTCGCTGCAACAGTTTGTCGTGACTGCCGATGTGGCCAACGGTGCTACCTCGGTCCCAATCTACCCGCCGATTCAGGCTGCTGGCCCGCTGCAAAGCGTGACCGCATCGCCTGCCAACGGTGCAACGGGTACGATCTTCGGCGGTGCCAACGCTACCTACGAAACCGACTTCGTGTATCACCGCGACGCGTTCACGCTCGCTATGGTGCCGATGGCTGAGCCGGAAGCCGGCATGGGTGCCAAGGTCTCGCAAGAGTCGGATGACGGTTTCACTGTCAAAGTGACCAAGTTCTACGACGGTATCAACGATAATGGCATCTGGCGCCTCGATGTTTTATTTGGCTGGGCAGCGACGTACCCGGAACTTGCCGTCAAGATGGTCGCTTAAGGAGAATACGAAAATGACTATTGCTCTTTCCCGCGCCTACAAAGGCTACCCCGCTGGTGTCAACGCCTCGTTCGATACCCCGACCGAAACCGCACTTGTGCAGCAAGGCTACGGCACTATCACCGCCAACCTGCCGACCGCTGGCGCCATGTCCACTTCGCAGCCCAACGGCCGTGCAGTGATTGCAACCGGCACGCTGAGTGTTGTGGTGACCAACCCGGCTGTGACCCCGCAGTCCAAGGTTAGCGCCTTCATCAATCAAGCTACGGCTGACGGCACCCTCACCAGCATCATGCGTGTGGTGCCTGCGCTGGGTTCCTTCACCATCTACGGCAACGCCAACGCCACGGCGCCCGTCGTCGTGGATTGGGCTAACCAGAACCTGTCGGGCCTGACCGCCGTCAACTAAACGAAGGGGCCTCGCGCCCTTTCTCTTTAAGGAATAACCATGACCTACGTTTACCAAGAGTACCCGAAGTCCGTCAAAGACAAAGACGGCAACGATGTCACCGTGCATGACGTTGCCGAAGAAGCCAAGCTGACCGGCAAGGCGCAAGCCTCTGTTCAAAAGCAGGCCGACGACAAGACCAGTGAAGGCGAAGATGCCGCACAGGATCTGGCAGAACGCGAACTCCAGCGGCTGCGCGACAAAGGCACGGACGTTTCGGAAGACGAACTTGCATCCATGACTGACCTCGCTGTCAAGATCGCTGCAGTCAAGAAGCTGGGCCGTCCAAGCAAAGCAGACATCGCCGCGCGCGACGGGAAGTAAAGCATGGCTTACACGCACACCCATCCCATCGCGGACGGAATGCCTGTCACGGCAAACGGCATTACCGTTACGCCGTATCCAGTCATTACGGCCGATGGCAATTACCCATCCAACGAAGGGTTTGTATTCAGCGGCGGTACGGGTGTGCTTGAAGTCTTTGGCACGTTTGGCGGCGGTACGGCCAAGCTACAAATGCGGGGCATTGACTCCGCGACTTGGCTTGACTTGGGTTCAACGCTTACCTTGACGGCAAACACCGTCGTAGGGTTTGTTGCCCCAAACCGCCGTCTGCGTCTCAACGTGGCCGGCTCAACGGGCGCTAGCCTGCGGTCCGTTGTCAGCCGAGTTGTGGGAGACTGACATGGCGCTATTTGGCCGCGGCTTAGGTTTCTATCTGCCGTTTCTTTCGGCTCCTGAGATGGAGCTTTCGGATTCCACTCCGCCGCCAGAAGCGACCCAAGCCACGCCGGGGATGGGGTCTAAGGCCAGCCGAGACGATCACCGTCACCCTCGGCTTACCTCCTCGCATGGCGGATTGGTATTGGATGCGAACGGTACGGCCGTCATCACATTCACCCGCACATTTGACACCGAGCCCTCAATTGTCATCACTGGCAAGACAGCTGCCGGGGCAATGCCCGCGTCGTTTGATTACACCCTCATCCAGGCCAATGGGTTATTTACAGGCGCGACGGTCAAAGGCTACAAGGGTCAAGTGGTGAACGTTGCACTTTTGGGCGTAAACGTGAATGCGTTCGGCGGCAATGCAGCCGGGCTTGGATTTTCGCTGATAGCGATTCAGGCGTCCTAATGTCCACTGCCCGCGATATCGTCACCCGATCCCTGCGTCTTATCGGCGTGCTGGGTGCAAACGAGCCCGGCGATTCTGCGGATCTTGCCGATTCGCTCTCGGCGCTCAATGCATACCTAGAAGCGTGGCCGCTCAGTGCGCTCACAATTCTTACCGGGCAGACTACCGTATTTCCGCTGGGAAGCGAGTATGCCTATGAAATCGGGCCTGGCAGTACATTTGACACGCCCCGGATCGCATCGATTGCCGAAGGCAGTTTTATTCGATTCCAAGGCATTGACACACCGCTGGTCCAGTTGGACGCCGCTGAGTACGCCGGAATAACCACCAAGTTTGTGCCAGGCCGGCCGTCGTATTTCTATTACGAGCCATCTGCTGCTGGTGGTGTCCTGACGTTCTATCCAGGCCCCTCAACAGGTATGGAGTTGCATTTGTCGGCTAACCTGCCGTTTGAACAGTTCGCGGACCTAGATACCGACTACGCGCTGCCTCCCGGCTACCTGCGAGCTTTGCAATACAACCTCGCCGTCGAGATGGCGCCCGAATACGGCAAAGAGCCATCGCAAGTAGTGCTGCGCAATGCCATGACCAGCATTCGGCAAATCAAGAAGGACAACTCTCGTGTTCCGATCCTTGGGATGCCTGCTGGCCTTCCGGGTGTATGGGGTGGGCGTGGAGCTTATGGTGGCGTGCTTGGTGCCGCAGATTTCGTGTATGACATCGCCGACCAAGATGGCGGCTTCATCCAAGACCAGAACGGATAAGCATGCGACTTATTGACTACCCAACGCGCGATACCTTGGATGGAAGCGAATTTCTATATGCGGCAAAACCGGGTGTAGGCAACAGCTACAAAGTCACACCGACCGCTCTGACGGAATTCATTTTCAAACAAGCGGGACAACTAAACAACGTTCAGGCACAGGACGCGCGCAACGCCTCGCTAATCGCTCAATCTGGCGAGCAGGCGGCAGTCCCCTATGCGGCCGGTCTGTCGATGACCAGCACCCTGCAAAGGGTTTCGTATCTCAACGACGTTTATGCGCCGTTGGGATCTGCATTGCCATTTAGCACGACAGGTATATGGGCGAACGACAGAACGAAGTTACAAGTCAAGCTGGGCGCTTTAGCAAAGGATCTGGCAGCGTCGTCAACGCTGCCTATCGGCGGTTTCTCTGTGTCCGAAACGCAGTCCATTCTTGATTACTCACTGCCTAAAACGAACTTTGCCGAACTTAGAATATATAACGGGCGAGCATCGGCCATAAGGATTTCTGCAAGTGGAATCGGCGGCCTATTCCAGGCGGATCTAACCGATACTACATCTGCAGACGATGGGGGATGGACCATCGTAGATGCATTGGGAAGACGTTGGAAGCGCATAGACAATGTGATGAACATTAGGCACTTCGGGGCTTTATGTGACGGCGTAACCGACGATAGCGCGGCTTGGAATGCGGCTATAAGCGCTGCTGCGGCAAGAGGTATCAGATTTGTCGAAGCCTACGGCGACGTTGCAATTGCCAATACAATTATTTTGTTGGCTGGTATTGTTACTGGCGGCCCATCGTCTGGCGTAGGAAATTTGTCATCGAGCTACCCATTAAGGGTCAAGCACACATCAACTTCAGCGGGTTCCGATGTTTTTGTGTCTGAGTATGTAGCTGGTCAATATAGAAATATTGGCGGCATAGTTAATGCATCCATCACTGCGGCAAACGGTATCACTCGGTATGGCTTGCTTTGTAAAAACCCCATTGGCGCACGCTTCAATAACATACAAATGGCCGGCGGCTTCACGGGCGCATGTATGGCGTTTCAGGGGACATTGAACACGTTTGTTTCGGGCGCTAGATTTATAAACTCTACAGCCATTGAAACGCCTTCGGCCATCAGGCTGCTAAGCGGCGGCGGGGACATATACGGAACCACGCTTACAATAAAGGATTGTTATGTTAGTGGTCGGCTTTCACCAGGCGCCGGGGGGTTTTCTAACGTATGTTTTGCAGAACCGGCGGCAGGTAAAGAGATAGTATTTGATACTACTGTATATGAGAGCATCAATGGTATTGCTTTCAACATCTGCAAAGGCAATCAGGTAATCGTCAAGGCCCCCTATTGTGAGAACGTTCCAAATTCCGATGCAAACATTCCAATGTTTGAGGTTGGCGTGACCGGGGGTGCATCACCAAATAATACTTACGATTCTGCCACATCTTTGGTTATTGAGGGAGAAGGTGGAGTGCTAATGCAATATAGTCAAGGTGCCGCCACCTTGACTAGGTTGATAAATGCCGACGTTGCTCAATATGTTGAAATTCGCAATGCCCAAATAGATCGATGCCTAACATTAATTACAGGTACTAACAATACCCAACAATTCAGATTTGGAAATCTGAAATCTTCAAGCGTAACGACGGTTTACAGTGGGCTTACTAATTATAAAGTCTTTGACCAAGGCGGAAATGTGCTGGCTGCTGCAGCTTCATTTATTAGCCATACGTCGGGATCCGATGCGGTACGCCAATCGCTTCCTTTGGGCCTTTACAATAACATCGACTTTTATATGTCGAGCGATGCTGGTACGGAAGGTCGTATGTCGTGGTTCAACAAAGCCACGGGTGTTTTCAATTCCTTCCGAGTCAAGAATGGCGCCGCGCCTACCGTGCGCTCTTGGAAGCGCGGCGACGTTGTCGACAACGCATTTCCCTCTATCGGTGGCGCTGCGGGCTGGTCTTGTACCGCCACCGGGGATGCAGGCACCGCCACTTTTCAGATGACGGGGCAGTCCGGCGTCGCTCGCGGCAACACCGCGGCCCGGCCCACGAAAACAACCATGGGAGTGGCCACCGATGCGGCATGGGCGGGGGCCATGTTTTTTGACACAACGCTTGCAACTAATGGAATGCCGATATGGTGGACGGGATTGGTTTGGGTTAAAGCAGATGGCACAGTGGTTTAGGGAATAAAAAATACAATGAAATTCCCCGGCTTCCTCGGCCCCAGTGTCCCCGCCCGCTCGCCTGCGATCAATTCGCAGCGCACTGTAAACCTGTATCTCGAAGTCGATCAGCAGAACGGCAAGGCCCCGCTGTCCATGTATGGGATGCCTGGCCTGACTGCCCTTGCAAGCCTCCCGACGCAGCCTGTCCGCGCCCTATACGTTGCACAAGGCAGGAACTTCGCCGTAGCTGGCAACACCCTGTTCGAGCTATCCGCAGACTGGACCCCGACAGCCCGGGGAACCATAGGAACCTCCACAGGCCCGGTGCAGATCGTTGACAACGGGATTCAACTCGGTATATTTGACTATCAGTTCGGCTGGGTCTATGACCTTGGCACTGCGGTATTCAGCCAGATCACCGCAGAGGGCTTCCCGAATGGGACGGGTGCAGCTGGCTACATCGATGGGTTCATCGTTGCTGTATTCCCGGGCAGCGAGAAATTCGGCGTATCCACGATCAAGGACATCCGCGGCTGGGATGCATTGGACTTCGCCAGCGCTGAGGGCTTGCCTGATAACCTCGTGGGTTGCATCGTCGTCCAGCGGATCGTCTATCTGTTGGGCACGGACAGCATGGAGTCGTGGAGCAACACTGGAGGCGCCGACTTCCCTCTGAGCCGCATTGAAGGCTCGTTCGTTGAAACCGGCTGTGCGGCCCCTGCAACCATCGTCAAGATTGACAACGGCTTCTGCTTCCTGGGCAACGACAAGCGCGGCACGGTGGCTGTTTATAAGGTCTCGGGGCCCAGCAGCTTGGCGCCGATCAGCAATGCGGCCATTGCCACCGAGTTCTCCAACTACACCCTACGCGATGCGCAGGCGTTTGGATTCAACTTCGCCGGTCACACGTTCTACGTCATCACCTTCCCAACCGACAAGCGGACTTGGGTCTATGACTTCAACTCGCAGGCTTGGACGGAGTGGCTGTATTTCAAAGACGGCGCATTCCAACGTCACCGGGCAAACTGCTTTGCGGTGATGAACGGCAAACTGGTCGTGGGCGATTGGGAAAACGGCAAGCTGTACGAATTGGATGAGGATGCCTATACCGACGATGGCCAGGCTATCCGCGCATTACGGGCGACCACGATAACCAGCCTAGACGAGCGCTACTTCACCACCTCTTGCCTGCAGGTGGTTATGGAGCAGGGAGTAGGCACGCAAACGGGGCAGGGTGCAGATCCCAAGATCATGCTGCGCGTTTCTGACGATGGCGGCGTGACTTGGAAAAATGAGCGCACCGCACCTATCGGCAAGGTGGGAAAATACGCCAACCGTTCGCTATTCTGGCGGCTGGGCATTGCGAGGAACCGCATGTACGAAGTGTCCATTACCGACCCGGTGAAGCGGGTGTTTGTCGGAGCGCAGC